GAATCGTCACAGTAATCCCCGACTGAATAGTTACAGGGCCAAACGTCCCCGCATTCTGGCCTGCCGTAATCGAATAGTCTGTGTCCACCGTTTGGTCATTCTCCCAGAAAATCTTGTCATCTCCGCCACCCTTCGCACCCGCCGCAGGCGCACCCGGCACCCACACCAACCCCGTACCGTCATAGATAAGAACATTGCCGTCCTCAAACCCTGAACCCTCATCCACGTCCGTAAGACTGGCAATGGCCGCGACCGGGTCTTCCCACGCCGTGTCATAGTTTGTGCCGGACTGCTTGACAATGACCTGACCGGCGGTGCCGCCGACCGGCACGCTTTCACCGGCGTCGCCTTGGTCGCCTTGCGGACCCGTAGCACCAGTCGCCCCCGTAGCGCCAGTTGGCCCTGTAGCACCAGTTAGCCCCACGTCGCCTTGAATACCTTGAATGCCTTGAATACCTTGGTCGCCTTGCAGGCCTGTATCACCAGTTAGCCCCACGTCGCCCTGAATGCCCTGAATGCCTTGGTCGCCTTGCGGGCCCGTAGCGCCAGTTGCTCCGGTAGCGCCAGTTGGCCCTGCAGCACCAGTCAGCCCCGTGTCCCCTTGAATGCCTTGGATTCCTTGGTCACCCTGAATTCCCTGTGGTCCCGGCACACGCACAACGACCGTACGAGGAGCGCGAGCCGCAGCAGTAATGCGGGTGCTCATCGCGTTACCTCCGGCTCAATCTCAAAGTCGCCGGACAGCAGCGTACGAATACGGGCGCTCGGGTCGGTCCACTGGAAGTCATGCACATAGGTACCCGACAGGCCCGCTGTGACGCCAGACGTCAGCGTACGGGTCACGGTAGACCCGGAAACGGAGATGCCAAACTCTGCGATTAGCACGTTGTCTGCCGTGCGGCGCAACTGGGACCGAAACGCGTACCCGGCAAGGTTGATAGGGTCCCCGTCGCCGTCCTCCATCAGCAGTTCCTCTACAAAGAAGTCACCCTGAGTCATGCGCACGTCGTAGACGGCGGCGGTGTAATCAGCCAAAGTACTCACAGGGACTCCTATTCACATTCTAACTATAGGTATGGGCGTGGCCTAGGAACCTTCTAGGGCCTCCACGCGGTCCTCAAGAGCCTTAATGCGTCGTTTAAGAAGAAGAATTTCCGACTCATTGTTCTTGATGGAGCCCTGACGTGCAGCAGGAATCCCGAACGTAAGGCTGAGCGGCTTACTTCTCGAGTCTTCCACCATGCTCCCAGACTGTCATGTGCTCGACAGATGCGTCGCCGTCGAACTCGACATCGAACGTTGCCTCAATAGATGGACCATGTGCGTTGAAGACGTAGTCGAACCTGCGCTTCAGGTCGCCGTGCAGGCGTGTGTCGTAACCGCGCTCAGTCGGGTCGGCGGATGGACGGGAGACTGCCTTGACAACTGCGCCGTTTCCCTTGGCGCGAACGCCGTAACGGTGCCAGAACCTGACCTCGTGGCCGAACCCAGGCAATGGACGAGAACGGATAGTAGAGCGCAGCTTAAGACCATTGAAGGTTCCACGGTCCTCGCCCTCAAAGTCGAACGCGGTCAGCAGTCGGTCCTGGCTCCAGAGCGTGTACTCCGAACCAAGAATGCCAAACTCTGCATCGTCAAGGATAAATGAACCACCTGCTTCTCTGGCCTCGATGCCAATAAGGAATTTGTTTGTGCTGACCATCTTGGAGAATCCACTGGTTCCAGTAAGCCTTGTCCAACCTCCGCCTTCCTCGTAAAGTCGGAAGACTCGAATCCCATCGACGTCTGATGCAAAAAGATATTCGCCGAATGCTGCGATTGACTGGAAGTCACCAATCTCAATAGCTTCGTCAAGGCGCTGGAACGACTCACCGTTCGTGAACCAGATATCACCGTAGCTGTTGCCAAATACAACCCCACCCTTGGAGGCCCACTTGCTTACGCCGCTTTGGCTGCAGTTGCTGATTCCCTCACGCAGCTCGCGGTAGATGAAGTCATCAGGGGAACCCTGAAGCAGCGCGACCAGCGTGCACGTAACGACAAGCAGACCTGGCTCAAGCGGGAACATTCCCTGAACAACATTGCCGCCAGCCTTCTGTCCCGTAAACACTGTGTCCTGGGGGTCCCAGGTATCAGTCTTTCCTGGGATAGAGAACCACAGACCGTGACCATAGCGCGAAGAATTTGATTCGCTCAATGGCTGAGTGTCGTCGGCGTTCCAAATAATGTCACCGAGTACTAGGAAATCTTTCCACATTGTGCATTTTCCGGCGTGGGGCATTGAGTCAGGAGTTCCGCCTTCTGCAACTGGGTAGTTATTTGACCACGATTTTACGTCTGGAAGATTTGTACGTGGGTCAACGTAAACAACAAATGGGTCTACACTAAGTTCGGTTGACGAGTTACAAAGCAAACCGTCAACAAAAAATGTTTCGCCACTGTCCTCGACCTTGTACGCCATTTGCCCAATGATGCGCAGCTTGCCGCCAGTGTCAGGCGTTACAAGCTCGGTCCACTCTGGGGTTTCGAGACTATTGGGAATTGGGGCAATGTACCAACCAGCCGTGGCCAGTTCGTCAGATACGGCAATAATGTTTCCCGAAATAATGCCGAAGTCCTGAATGTTAAATGACATCAGCTACCACCCAGACTCACGGCCCACGTAGCACCCGGCCACTGCGCACGCAGTCGACGGTTGTTGTCAAGAACAAAACCTTTAAGCAGCAACCACTGGTTTTCTGCTGCTTCTGTTGAGGCCTTTAGCGAAATCTCGCCACCGCTAAAGTCGGGGAGAAACTTCTGCTCAATAGCCATTCGTGTAATGCCTCCGTCTACGCGAACCCATAACAATAAGACCTCTATCGTTACTTTGGAGGTAAAACTGCTGCATGCGCGAGAAAAAGGTATTCGCTTCGAGCTGATAGAATTCCGAACGCCCGGAGTCATCCCCCTCCTCGGCGAGGATGCGCGAAGATGCGCGGTACGCAAGAATAGGGTGGAATTGCTCAGCAAAAACTGGAGTAGAAGAATCTCCGCTTAGGTTGTCTACGGCAATCTTTCCCCTGATGGTAAACGTAAAAGCGTTTGCAGCCTTTGGCCAGAAACGAAAATCAATTTCATTTACTTTTGCGTAGAACTCTGGGGAACCTTCATCATCCTGGTCAAGAAAATCAATTTCATCAAGAGTGGTATGACGCATGCGAGTCTGGGTGTCCGTTGGGCCAGAATATGTGACGGAATTTACTTGCGAATATCCAGTCGGGGTAGAAAAAGAGTTTGCGCCAGAAGAAACAGACGCCGTCGTCTGCTCGGAAAGAAATGGCCAAGATTCAAGATTTACAATTTCTTGATAAGATTCGTTCAAAACAGCGTCAATGGCTTCGTCGCTGCGAAGCGTATTCAAACGGATACCAGTAAGGGCCCTGACCCTGTCCCTTAGGTCGGAAAGATTCACATATCACCTCGCACAATAGGCCCATTCCATTCCACCTCTAATGCCGATTGTGGCCCCAAATAGTTCCAAGCGCGTCTGTCGGTCCCGGTTCTACCCGGAATAAGGGATGGGTTATTCTCGGTTCTATGCTGAATTATGGACGGAACGGTGTAATAACAAGGCGTTTTTTGCTGCTCATACCAGCGGGAAATGCGCCGGTCATAGTTAGGAATCTGAAGATTCTTGTCTCCCCAAACTACGATATCCTTTGTATGCGCAGTGGGGATAACGATTCCGACACCCCACCACGGTCCGTTGTGGACGATAAAGGAAGCTTTTTCCCGCTTAGCCCTTGACACAAGGCCATGAGTGTCAGCAGCCCTAGGCCTTGCCCTGCCGTAATACAGGCCAACAGGGTGCAAAGGGGGGACGTAGTCCAGCATTCTTTTGACCCCAACAAAGAAATCCGGCGGCAGCAGAGCATCATCCTGCACCACCATGTGCCACTGAGATTTCCCGTCGTGTGCGGTGAGTGCACGAGCACCTGTTTCCCAACGGTCGTTGCGCTTGTCCCAAACTGTGTTCACACCAGGCAGCTGAGCCTCAAGGTCCGGCACCCACTCCTCGCGCTTCTTGTGGGCCATGATGGCAACGGAAAGTTCACCGTTTCCGGACACGGGGAAAGGGCGGCCTCGTAACTCCCTCTGGTGTCCCCAGTGGTGCACGGAGTAAGCCCCTGGATAATCGCGAGCTGATGGCTCTGCGCCTGTTCGCAAGTCAAGATAGGAATAAGGAAAGAAGTATTCTTGCGGATACGTCACAAGGTCAGACTTGTCCGGCCATTGGCCGTACACCTGCGTCACGATACGCGGACCAGTCATCCACGTCGCGGCCTGGCCGCAGTTTGCCTTTGCTGTATCTACAATTGTGTTCATCATGGCAAGAAAGAAAGGATTCCCCGGCTCGGAACCCATCACAGTATTCCCAACAAACTTGTCCTGTTGCTCCCAACCTGCAAAACCCTTTACGTTTATCAAAGACTCAAACGGTTTTCTTGGCTCAACATCGCAGTCCACATATACGCCACCGAACTTGTAAAGAATTTCGTACCTTGCAACATCCGATTTGAACTGCCCAATGGCGTCCGGCTTCGCATACTTAGATGCGTCGTCAAACAGTTGCTGGTTCTGCAACCAACGCAAGTCCTCGTCACCCCACGTCTTGACCGCCCACCCCGGATTCAAACGCAACCAGTCATCCTCGTACTGCTTGTAATGGTCGGGCATTGGCTTGCCGACCCATATGCGGTGGAACACTTTAGGAATCATGGCACCCTCACGGCGGCTAGATAACGACGTTCTCTATTCTTTCTTTTACTTTCATAGATGCCAACGTCATGCAAGATAACGTCGTCGAATCTTTCGTTTACGGCGCGCACCAAACCGGGAAACGCTTCCGAATAATCATCAAAAAGAATTACGCCGCCAGAAATTACGTGCGGGGCAAACCCGTCAATATCTTCCAACACCTCATAGTACTGATGTCCGCCGTCAATGTACAGTAAAGAAATTGGCTTATCCCACCATTGCGCTATTTCTTTTGAGAAATCACGCACGGGTGTTACACGAAACTCTAGCCCGCACATACGAACATTTTGTTTAAACAACTCAAAGTTCTCGTCAGTACGGTATTGCTCTTCAAAAATATCATCAGAGTCTTGCCACGGGTCAATGCACAGAAGGTGCGCAGTCCTAGGCATTGCTCTTCCGATATAGCAGGCAGACTTCCCTCGGTAACTTCCAATTTCAACGGCAACATCATTGACCATTTCGGCAGCATACGCTTGCATGATGCGGCCTTGGTCGTCAGAAATAAGACCTTCTACATCTATCGGGTCCATCTTGTCTCCAATAAGAAAGGGGGCCGGGGCCTAAACCCCGACCCCCCAGCCTAGCGGCTAGCTGTTATCAGCTTTCGTCGTACACGCCACCCGTACGGATGAGCAGTCCTTGGTTGCGGCGCTGGTTCACACCAACCGAAAGCACGGAGGCAATCGGGGTGATGAAGTCCAGCGTCCCAGTAATGGTCTGCGCGGGCTGCGCCTTCATGAAGTTGCCGTTAAGCGTACCGAAACGCCACGCGGAAACGTCCAGGAAGTACGCGCGGTCCTCCGGGCAGTCGGGGTCAAGACGGACCTCGATGTCACCGTCGTACACGCCACGGAACTTCGTCTGGCCCTCACCGAACGACATGTAACGAACCTTGTCGTCGAACGAGTCTTCGAACTCCTCGAAGACCTTGCGCCCCGCAATGATGTGCGTGACGTTGGCGTCAGCCGAGGTGCTCACCATGAGCTCGTTGCGCATGGTCCGAAAGGCCTTGCGAATTTCCTGCCCGCCCGCATCCTCGGCAACCGGGATGGTAAGACGCGTCGAGTTCCAATAGTGGGTAGCGTTCGCGGCGGTGATGCCACCAACGGTTGCGGTGTCCGCCGAGGTCCCAACAATCTGGTCCAGTGAGCTGAACTCGCCCGCGCCGACAGCGGCAGCGGCCTTGTGCAGGCCAGTGACGATGCGCTTTGCGTGCGACTTCTTCACGTTCTCCAGGTGAGCCTCAAGAAGGTTAACAATCGCCTCCTTGCCAGTGTTCTTCTGAAGGGTGTACCAATCGATACGGACCTTCGAGACGTACGGTGAAGACCAGTTGTACTCTGCCGCCCCGATGATGTCGGGCGACTTGGTCGTCGCAAACGTACCGCTCTCGTCGGTAACAACGGTGTTATCGTCCTCCGCCGCCTCGACGTTCAGCACCATGCTACGTCCCGTGTAGGACTTCACATACTGCTTGAACATGTCAAGCGTAGGGTGACGCGTGAAAATCTGGTCGACGAGCTGGGGCTCAATGCGCTCCAGCGTCGAAGCGACCAGCTCAGTATAAGCTGCTGCTCCAAGTGCTGTCATTTGTCATTCTCCGGGTCTTGCTAGAGCGAGATACTCTCCATCGCCTCAAGAATCGCTTCGCGGTCCGACACCGTTTTCTTGGTGCGCTTGGACTGCCCCGATACTGCGGTTTTGGGAGTAACTGCTCTAGACGCTCTCTTTTTTTCGGAAACGTCAGGAGACGGCGTCTCCTGCTTCTTACTGACCCGAGGCTTCCGTACCGTCATCAAATCGTAGGCGTCAACGAGGGAACGAGTCATGTTGTTCTCGAGCGCGAACTGAAGAAGCTCTCGCTTCTCGGACAGTTCGTTGGCGGCGGTGTCGAACGAAAGTTCACGGTCTGCCTTGATGGATGACCACTCGCGTTCGTAACGGTCCGTCTGTTGCTTCACGAGAGCACGACGACGCTCTTCCTCTTCCTGCTGACGACGCCAGTTCTTAATTTCCTCAAGCTCAGAGTTTATGTCGTGCTTTTCTGCTCGTTCGCGGACGACATCGGACTCGATGCCAAAGGTTTCCACGAACTGCTTGTCAAGCACGCCAGTCTGTGCGAGTTCGTACAGAGCCTTTGCAATAGTAGAGGTGGGGTCGGACGAGCCCGAAACAATCTCGGCAATCCACTCGGACGGCTTTGCGGACCTGTCCTGATACCACGTACTAATCTGCTCAAACTGCTGCTCAATCTCGCCAATAGTATCCTGGTAGTCTCGTTGCTCCTCCTCGAATGCCTTCCTTTGCTCGGCCAACTCCTGCGTTTTACGCGTGTAGTCGGCCTGGCGGAGAAGGGCCTCCTTGGCGGAGATAACAGTTCCATCAGGAAGCTTGAGGTTGGCGTCTTCTACGATGTCAAGGACCGGAACTTCAGTCTCTGAATCCTCTTCAAACTCTTCGGCTTCATCCTCGTCGCTAGTCTCTTCGACCGGCTCGGACTCGCTAGCCTCATCCTTAGGCGCTTCGTCCTCTGCGTTTTCGACGGTCTCTGCGGGGATGTCGTCAGAGTTGTCGTCGAGGTCGTCCAGTCCCAGTTCCTTAAAAGAAGCCTCAATAGCCTCGAGAAAATTCATTGTCAGTAACTCCCATCGAATGACCCTTCCGGATTGTCCCTGTTAGGATTCCATGCGGGTCGTGTTCGTTTGGCTACTGATAAGAAATATTGTGGCCAGAACCGGACATTAGAAGGGCATTGCCCCCATGTCGGCCATCATCATTTCCTCTTCCGGCATCATTTGAGGCTCCATCATTTGGCCACCCATTGCCCCAGCCTCTGCGCCAGCGGTCTGCTCAAGAAGAGAAATAAGCTCAATAACCGCAGGGACTGCCCAGTTTGGAACCGGAACATCGGTGGTACCCATTGGGTCTGCATTCGGGTCTCCGCCCATGTCTGCCATCGTCGGGTCCATGCCCATACCCATATCAGCCATAGGGTCAACGGCCGGCTCGCCCATCATGTCGGTGAGCGCCATCATTTCAAGCTCTTCGTCCATTGTTTACTCCTAGATTCCCAGAGCGCCAGCAAGCTGGGCCATCTCTGCTGTTGGCGGTCCACCGAACTCTTGCCCGGCGGCAGCAGGAGCGCCAGGTGCGCCCGGCTGTCCCTCAACCATTTGCGGCTGCTCCATTGGAACAAGAATCTCATCGGGGTCAAAACCAAGGTCGCGCATCGCAGAGCGGAGGGCGGGGTTCGGGTCGAAACCAAGTTGCACAATAATTGGCAGCACCTCATTCATAAGTCGAAGAGCTTGCTGCTCGCGAGTTGCGGGGTTCAGTGCCTTCAGGCTGCCGCCTTCGATAGATACGTTGTACTCACCGAAGATGTCAGACTTAGTAATCTTTGGCCACTCTGCGCCTTCTACGCTCGTAACACGGATGGCAGTTGGCTCATCAAGATATTCTTGGCACAGTCGAAGGATAAGGTTTCCAACCTGTGCTGCTGCGTCTTCGATGGACATAATCTTGTCCTGAGCACGAAGCGTAGCGACCCCCTCGACCACGGCTGCTGCGGTAGCAGACATACGGTCTGCACCAAGTCCGCCTGCCTGGAAATCGTTGATGCCAAGAACGTCCTGCATGTAGTTTTGAAGCTCGGCCTTGGCAGCATAAACGTCGCCAGAAAGTGCACTGCGGAAAACGGGGACAAGGATGTCAGAAAGCGGCTCGCCGGAAGGAACGGTAACTGGGGCGACAACATCAGACTCTGAGGACTCTAGAGCCGCAATCAGCTCCGGAGTGACTGCGTCTGCGTTAACAAGATACTTCTGGCCGGCGCGGCGAGCGTTCTCAATCTGCTCGGTAAGGAATTCGTTGAACATATGCTGAATGTTGGCGATGTTTTCAAGGTCTCCGAATCCCCAAAAATCGTGCCCAGCAGAGGTGTAGTTACGAACGTGGATAAACGGCGAGTAGCGGTGCCCCCACGGAATCTCGCCAGACCACAGGGGCTCTTCGCGCTCAAGCTGAAGGACCGTAAGATTCCGGGTGCGCATGTCGTAAAACTCCCAGATGGTTGCGGTGTCAAGCGCAATCGAGGAATACTCAACGCCGTGGATGTCTTCGACCTGTCGGCGCCACTCAGCCTGGTACTCGTCCGCAGGATTTACGGTCGTACCATCGCGCACGATAGTGTCTTCGTTTACATCGAACTCGGAGTTTTCAAGAATCTCGTCGACCGGAAGCGTAAGACGGTGAGCAACCCAGCGAACATCATCCATGCGTCGTGCGTTGGAGGGAATAAAAATGTCGTAGGGCGAAACATACTCCACGAATGGCTCAGACTTGATGGTACGCATCGTCGAATGCGGAATGGAACGCTTCAGAAGCTCAAAGTCTTGCTCCGGGCGGCCCTCAAGCGTAGCAGTAAGGCGCTCGTTCTCCATCGTTTCGTCAATTCGCATAAGGCGCTCGCGCTCAGTCAGTTCGCCCTCTTCCTCAAGGTGAGTCCAACCAACCTTCAGGAACCCAGAACCAAGCTTGATTGCGTCAGCAGTAGAATCCCTGAGCTCTCGCGTAGCACGAAGTCGCTTCCAATAGTAGTCAATGACTGCATCGGCAAGAGCAGCGTCCTTCTCTGCCTGCTCCCCACCCGTATAAGGGACGGCAAGGAACTGCGGGTCACGAGCTACGACCGAAGCAAGGATGATATTGATGTGCGGAAGGATAAAGTTAACTACATGCTCGGTAAGCGTAGGAAAGAACTCCGTCAGCTTTCCTGGCTGAACCTGTTCGGCCTGGCGCATAGAACCCGTGCGATAAACGGCTTCGAGAAGCCGCCAACGCTGGTGACGCTGGTCCATCGTGGCAACAGAATGCCGGATGAGCTGCTGGATTTCCTCGACCTCGTACGACTTCATCGCCAACCTATCATCCTGTTAAGCTTTCGGTTCTCTTGAAGGTGGACCCGGTCCTGGTAGGCCCACATCTTTTCGGCTTCTTGCCAGATGTTGTTTACCGAGAACACCTGGATGTTGTCTCCTGGCTCACTAACTAGTGTTTCTGTGGCCCTCGGTGTGTTTTCAAGCGCTACATAAAGCCAAATAGCCGTTGACATGACCAAATCGTCGTACATTCCCACATCTGCGCCTACTTTACCGCTAGCAGTGACAACAAATGCCCCAAGTTCACGCCGAAGCGCAGCGTCAATCCCAGAAATAACCTTGCCGTTGTCAAAATCAAGCCATTCCGCAAGCGTATCAATGACCAACGGGCGCTTTGCAGCCGTCATTGGGAATCCGAAGACCTGCTCTTGCTTGTATCTGCGGTGTCCGGTGTACCTATGGACGTAAAGCCAGCGATAACCGATGCTTCGAAGGATATGAACCGCCGTTTCGCCGAACCCGCCCTGCCTTTCGACTGCAATAAGCGACCCCTTACCGTTTGAATCGGAAAAGAATTGGCCAAGAAGCGCTGCTTCTTCGGCATATTTGGCTGGCTCTACCATATTCGAATGCCAAAAAGCCATTCTCTGCGGGATTCCGCTTTCATCGACCCATCCTGCGCACATCGCTGTGTAGTCTCCTCCGGTTCCGGACGACGGGTCCAAGGAGATGACCGGCCGGCACCGGGGCGGAACGCCAAGAACCGCCTCTTCTCGCATCCAAAGGTTGCCTTCGGCGTCTGGGACGAACCTTGGTGGGCCATAATCGTTAGCAATTAGCTTTCCGCGTAGCGAAAACTCTTCGAACTCCTCGCTTGCCGGGAGATTAATGAACCTTGAGCGCCCAGACTGGCGGAAAGCTTCGTCCGCATCGCTTGGATACTCAGCATAAAAGCGCCAAGGCTCGTTCGACATCGCTCTTTTCTTGCTCAGATAGAGCGTTTCGTCGATTTCTCCAATGCTGGCCTTTAAATTCATAAACCTCGAGGAGTGCCATGGATGGAAAACGGGCACGAACTCGTTCTCCCCACGCTCCGCGGCGCGGTAGAGGCGCGCAAAAGCGTTGTGTCCACCACGTGCCGTGCTGAAGACAATCATCGAACCACCCGCGTCCGTGGTCGGAAGCAGGGTTCTTAGCGCGTCATCCTGGTATTCGGCGAGCGCGGCCTCATCCCAGAGCACCAGAGTCGCCGTCTGACCGGCTGCTACCGTTCTCGTAGCGGCGTAGGACGTGATTCGGGACACCATGCCGTCATTGAAGCGATAGGAATGATGCTTTGCTGCGTCGTTGTCAATCTTTGGCCCTCGGTAATGCACCCATGCCGGAAGGAAGCTGTACATGAAGTCGATGATTTCAAGCGCCTTATCCGCAGCGGTCTGACTTCGCGACACAAGGACGATGTTCGAGCCCGGACGGAACAGCAGCATCCATAAGGCGTAAGCCATAGCAAGGGTTGTTAGACCCAGCTGGCGCGCCTTTAGGACAATTACGTAACGGTTGTCCCTGAAAACTTGGAGGGTTTCTTCCTGATAATTGAAAAGTTCAAAAGATGTTCTGCCAGATGTCCCACCGAGAGTTTCTCCGGCTGGGACCTGAACGCACTCAGCGAAGAACTTGTCGGGATTGTTGGCGTACTCGCGCCACTTAAGTTCGATGTAGGCCTGCTCGAGGCCCTCTCGCTTCTGCATCATGCATCAAGAAGCGACTTGATTCGCTCCTTGCCAATCAGCCGGATGACTTCGTTCGAAAGTTCGTCGTCGCTCATTGAAGGAAAGAGTTTCGCAGAGCGCTGTTCGGCCTCTACGAAAGGCTTGCCATAATGCTTCATATAGAGGTCGATTGCCTGCTGGTTGCCATCGGTGGCTAGACCAAGAAGCGTATCCTTGACCTGTTGATAACGCAGCTCGTCTGGGCTCAAAGATGGGTCGTAGACAGGGTCGTCTTCGAGGGTAGCGGGCGCCGCCTTCTCAAACTTCTTTAGGGCGTTGCCGTGGGTGGCAGGGCGCGGGGGACCAATGGCTGCCACCGTAGAATTAGGGGCCATGCCCGAAACCGACATCCGTCGCTGCTCGACGAGCTTTTCGAAATCGGGCTGCTTCTCCCAGCGCGAAAGGGTGCGTACATTTACACCCTTCATCTCTGCGAACGCCTGCTTGGTCGCGGGGAGATTCAGCGAAGATTTAAGCCGTTTAGGTGTAGCCAGCCAGGAGGCGTACTCCTCCCTAATGTTGTGCTTAGGGGGCTGCTTCACGCCTTCTTCTTAGTCTTCTTTGCTGTAAGCAGCTTAGAGGCAGCCGTGTGCTTTGCCCCAGTATGGAACTTTCCGTCCATTTTGTGCTTTGGGCCAGTGTACTTCTTGCCCTTTAAAAAATATTCAGCCATTAGCGCTTTGGCTTCTTAGGCTTCTTTACTGAGTTCATGGGCTTCTTCTTGCCGTAATCGTAGGGCATATCAGAGCTTCTCTGCTTTCGTCCAAACTGTCCCTGCATAGCCTCGAATGAAATCATTACTTCTTCTTAGAGCGTACCTGAGAGGGCTTCTTGCCTACGCCAGGCTTCGCCTTCTTGGCAGGCTTAACCTCGCCCACACCCTTGCGCTTCTTGCCAAACTGGTATCCGTACATGCGTTTCTCCCGGAGCGCTAGTGCTCTAGTTCCTTCAGAATTCCTACCGAATTCTGAAGCCTAGAGACTCTAGTGAGAAAACCTCTTCAATTATAGATAGGTTGTGGCCAAAATCCGACATTTCGTGCGCTCCGTGCGCACAAGTGCTCCGGACATTTCGCAGAGCGCACGCACTATGTCCGGACACCCGAATTCTGGAAAATTCTACGGCCCAATATCGGTTACACTAGGAGCCCGCGCCGGGGGGAAGCCGGGGACCTGGCAACCCCCCACGCCTTACGCTCGGCAGACTGCCGGACCTCGTCACGTACTGCTGCCCGCAGGGTGGGACGATGGCACGGGGGGACCAATCCCGTGTTGCGGGGGACAGTAGCGAGC